AAAAAACAAAATAATAACTTTTCATCCAATGAAAAATGGTTTAATAATGTAATTAGCAATAATTCTATTATACCAAAAAAATATGATTGGTTTAGAACCATTTCAGATTTATTTAAAATTTCAATAGGTGTTCATAATAATTATCATTTTAGAATGGAAAAAAATTATCAAAATATTCTATTGTATTATCTTAAACAATTACCAAAATACAATTTTATAGAAGAAGTTGTAACTCCATTACAATTCATAGGTAATTGCGGTGTAACTATACAAATGAGCGGAAATCAAAGTTCAAGATATGATTTGTGGGACCCCGTTAAATATATTTTGATGGAACTAAAATTTTGTCCAAACGGATTAAAAGATAAAGAAAGAGAACAAATTAAAATTTATATGGAACAAAGGCGTATGTTTAATGAACATTGGGATAGAACTATTGGATTTCTTGTAAACTTTGCTAATAATTTTGAATTTGAATTATATTATTATGAAAAAGATAAATTACAATTAATTACTATTACTAATTTATTAACAGATAATAATAAACAATATTTAAAACGCCCCTACATCACTATAAATAAAATTTGTTAATTATAAACATTTTAATAAAACTATATCTCTAACCACTTCTATAAAAAATGATTTTAATTGTTTATACATATCTAAATTTTTTATTACTGGTAATATTAATTCCTTGCCATATTTTTCTATATAATAACTTAAAAATATCATAATAAAATAAATAAATTGTTTTAATCTTAAAACAAAATAATCAAATAAATTCCAATTTTGTATAAAACTAGTTAAAAATCCTTTTCTATTATGTAATAAATAATTATGCGCATCAATAGCACCTTCTAACATTCTACCGTGACCGTTTAGTTCCTTTTTTACAGTAAACATTGAATTTAATGCTGAATTATTTAAATATAATATTTTTCGATCTGATTTATCTCTATTATCAAATATAAAAGGCATTCCACCATCTAGGTAGTTATTTCCATTTTTTTCTCTGTAAAATGTTCCTGATGTAAGATAAGGAACGTGTATACTTCTTAATATCGTTTCTCCTACTTCTTTCTTTGATTTATAAGTATATCTTATTTTTCTCTCTCCATTCTTGGTATAAGCTATATATAATTTATTGTTTATAATATCAAATTCTTTATCTGTTAATGATTTAGTATGATTAAAAATAATTTTTTCTATTTCCTTTAATGTAAGTGTTTTTTTAAAACAATTTCTTATTTTTTTAAAATCATTAGGTAATAATTCTAATCTATCACATAAATACAAAAATGACATAATAGAACCAACACTTGAACCAGATATTCGGTGAACTTTGAAATAATTCCTTTTCTCCAATTCTTTCACTAGCATTAATGCACCTGTAGAATATATACCGTTAAATACCCCACCTTCTACTACTATATCTATATTTATTGGATTATTTAATTTAGGATAATTATCTGCTAGATTCTTTATATATTGCATTAATATTATATGATATAAAGTATTTATAATATTATCCGCGTTTAATATATATGAGTTTAACAAATAAGGAATTAAAAGAAATTCAAAAATTTCATAAAAAAATGCAAAAAATAACAGGATTAAAAGGTAATAAATTTGCAAATAAGATTATGAATGAATTATTAAAAAACAGAAGTCCCTGGAAACGTGGGGGTGGTACTAGAAATAATCAGTTGGGTCATCCTAGAGGACCAAACGTAGATTTAGTTAATGATGTAACAAGATATAGTCAAACAATGCATAGAGTTGATAGAAACCAAACAATAAATAACGCAACATTAGTTCAGTTACAACAAAATGATAATTTTACAGTAGTAGAAAGATTAGCATTACAAGGAAATCGAGAAGCTATAAATCAGGTATTGTTACAAGCGCGTATTGATTCAATAGGTCAATTTTTATTAAGATTATTATTAACTGGTATGACATTAGGAGGAACATATCAAAGTTATTATTTATTTGAAGATTTCAATAAAGTTATAAGGAATTTTTTAAATACTGTAACTCCTCCTGCTCCTGCTCCTGCTCCTGCTTCCCTTCCACCACGTAGCTTTCAAAATTTATTTGGTTTATTAGGAAATGGAGAAACACCAGCACCTGCTCCACAATTACCTCCACCTCCTGAAGGTTGGTTTGTTTGGATGATGAATTGGGCATTTTCAGGTGGTAATTTTATTGTATATAGAAGTAGAATTGTTTTAGCTTGGTTTTGTGAAGTATTACTTAAATTAGTAGGGACAGGACAAATAGCAGCAACAATTACTACATTTTTAGCATTAACTTTAGTTTCAATATTGCTTATTAAAATGTATGAAAATGGAGTTCAATTTTGGGTTGGATTTGCAGGAATAGATACAAGACAAGTACCTCAACAAATTACAAATAATACAACTACTCCTACAAATAATACAGCTCCACCTCCTCCTGTCCCTACATTAAGAAGGACCATTAGTGATACATATAGGAATAGAATAGAAAATACACCTGAATATGCAATTGAAGATATTCCACCCGAACGTAGATACATCCGAACACGATCTAATACTACTATGCGTCAACGTCGTCAACGTTCAAAATCAAGAAAAAAGAAGAAAAATTTAACAAATTTGGCACAAGGAAGTAGAAGACAAGGTGATTCAACATTTTCAGGTTTTCTAGGAGGAAAACGTCGTAAAAAGAAATCAAGAAAGAGACGTCGTAAAAGGAAATCAAGAAGAAAAAGAAGGAAATCACGTAGAAAACGCAAACGATAATATTTTTGAGTATTTTAGTATAGCCACAGCATTACTTTTCTCTCCCTTTTTGAAATCAATCTCTATTTTTTTAGAGAGGTAAAAAGTTATGCACCCAAAAAAATCTTATTGATAACATAGAATTAATAAATATGTTATTAATAAATAAAAATTAATCTATCTATATTTTATTATGAACAGATTATTTATAAGAAATAATACTACATCAATAGCTATAGTAATATTTTGTTTTATATTTTTTATTATACAATTAGTGAAACCGTCTATATTATATGAAAAAGATGGAAGTTTAAGACACTTTGGAATAGGAACAAAAAAGAAAACTATATTACCAATATGGTTATTATCAATAATATTAGCAATATTAAGTTATTTAGTGGTTATATGGTATATTGCTTTGCCAAAATTATAATTTTATAAATATATAAATTTATAATTATTAAAGTTTTCTAACAGTTTCTGTAACACCATCAGTTGATAATTCTGGAACCTTTTCTTTTGATTTTTTCATAACTTCTTTTTTAGCGGCAATCATAGCATCGCCTAATTTACAATTATCAATTCCTAATATAAAATTGAATGATGTAGCAGATACAACTAATGTAGTTAAAAATAACCACATAAATTCACCTACATAATCTTTTATAGTTATTAAAGCATATAATTTTTTAATTTCTTTTTTCGCAAGACTAGTATTCATATCAATCATAGGCCTTGTTATACCTTTTTTTGCGGCTTTTGGGTCATTAATGAATGAAACAGCTCCACTATAAAATAATTTTTCAAAATCTTTCATTCGAGCCCAAAAATCAGTAATTTTAGGGGTCATTAAATTTACAAGTTCAGATTCATCAGTATATACTTTTTTAACTAATTCGTTATTACTAGGTGGTAACATTAATTTTCTAAAAACTTTTCTAATACCACCGTGAAATAATGGTATGCCTATTATAAAATAGCCAATGGTATTAGAAAATACAGATTTAAAACCTGGAAATAAAAATAATAATAGTATTACAACTCCTGTATAAATTAAATTTGGAAATATAGTGTACCATAAAGCATACCCCATTTGTGGCGAACCACATTTCATAGCACTAGCAGTATAATTTACACCAAATTGAAGTGCTAAAATGATTACAAAAAATAAACCAAATAAAGGCCATTTTAATTTAGACATAGGACCTCTTGATGCTTGTGCATTATATCTACCTGAAACAAATCCTATTACAATATACATAACAATTAAAAGAATAGCACTGCCTATAAATGATGATGTTGGTGTAGCTTGTTCTTGAGGAACATTTATAAAATCTTTTGCCATATCAGCAGCTTCAGACATATATATATAATTAATGAGTATAATTTATTTTCAAAAAATCCTATTATAATTTATTAGTATGAATTCTAATCCTTCGTTGATAGAACCTGGAACGAGATATTTTTTAAAAGAAACATTAAGGAATGTTAATAAACAAAAAAAAATAAATAATAACATATCAGTAAACATTGGATTATTATTATTTTTTTTATTGGTGTTTGGATTATTATTAACTTATAAATATTATACAAAACCAACTGAAAAAGATAAAGAAGAAAAAGAAAAATTAAAACAAAATTATTTATTAAATAAAGTAAAAGAATTAAGCGATAAAAAGAAAGCTGAATATGATAAAATGATTACAAACTTACCTAAATTTGAAAGTAATTTTGATTTATTACATAAAAAATTTTATTTTGTTTAATTATATAAATGGCTGAAAATAAATGTAGTGATGAAAAAATAGAAAAATGTAAAGACCAAGGAAAAGAATGTAATCCAAAATCAGGTAGATGTAGAAAAATAAAAATTAAAAAGCCTAAATCTAATAAAAAAGTAAAAGTAAATACAAATAATAATAATAATTATAATAATACAATTGAAACTATGACAGATGTAGATAAATTAATTTATAAGTTTTATGAAACAAAGGAAAAATATGAATCTATATTAAAGAAAAAAATAAAAGAAGAAAAAATGAAAGATGTTAGTTATGATAATAGAAATAATGCCACACGTGATGAAGATATAGTATTATTATGGAGAACATCTGAAAAAACAAAAAATAGAATTAAAAATATAAAAAATAAAATGAAATGTTTATTTTGTGATCAAGAAGGAGGTATGATGTTTTCAGATAATACTGATAAATATGAAATGAAATGTTTAGGTCAAAATCCATGTTGTCATTTAATAATAAAAAAAGGTATAATTGTAAAATATGATAATATAAAAAATAAATTACTCAATGATAGTAATGATATTAAAGAAAAAATTATAAAATGCAAATTAAAAATATTATACAATTTAGAAGATGAAGATATAATATTGCAACAATTTGAAAATTTAAAAACTTTGTTAGAAGATACACATTTACAGATGAAAGAAGTAGAAAAAATTCATACAGAAAAAAAATCAGTAATTAAGTTTAAAGAAAATACTGATAATGATGATGAAGATTGGTTTCAAGAAGAAATCATTTTAAAAACAGATCGATTAAATGAATTAAATATACAATTACAGCAAAATATAAAAAAATTTAAAGAGATAAATAAACTAATAAAAAATGAACTTCAAGAAGAAAAAATATTGGAATTAAAGAAAGATTATATAAATAGTTACATAGAGGATGTAATACCAATTATAAATGAAATGCATATATTAAAATATGATGGTGAATTGAATAATGATGGAAATAATAAAATAACAGATCAAATGATGGAAGAATCACTATTGAATATAGCATATAGTATTGATGAAGAAACAATAGAAGGTATAAAATATAAAGTAGTATATAGTAAGAATTTACAAACAAAAAACAAAGAAATAATTTTAGAAAAAGCAAAAAAAGAAATAAATAATACAAATTTTTTAAAATAATAATAATGTATATATGTTTGGTCTAGGAAAGTTAATAGATTGGAAATGGTTTTTTATATCATTGTCATTAGGATTATTTGTAACATATATAGTAGATGTAGGTTCAAAAACAATATATGTATATCCTAATCCAGAAACACAAGATAAAATTTTATATAAAGATAAAGTAGGAACTTGTTTTAAATTTAATAGTAAAAAAGTTAAATGTCCAAAAGATGAAAAAAAAATTAGGTCATATGATGTTCAATAATTAATATAATTATAATACATATATGAATATACGAAGATTAATATATAGTCCTTTTGGAAAGACAATTATATCTATATTATTAGGTTTAGGATTGGCTACATTATTTAGAAAAGTTTGTAAAGATAGAAATTGTTTAATATTTAAAGCTCCTGGTTTAGATAAAATAGAAAAACAAATATTTAAATTTGACAACCAATGCTATACTTATGAAAAAGAAGCAACTAAATGTGATGACTCAAAAAAAATAGTAGATTTTGCGTAATAAATGTTATATACGAATGTATATAATATTTATATGAGTGCTTTAAACGGAACTTCAAATATTAGTGAATTACCTAATGAAACAACAAAAAACAATGTAGTTATGAATATAGAACCAAAAAATAATTTAATGCCACAACAAATGCCACAGCATTTAAATCAACAAATGCAAATACAACAACAACAAACACCTCAAATGCCTCCACAACAAAATCAAGTACAACAACAAATGCCATACCAAACAGGATATAACCCATCACAACAACAACAACAACAAGCTCCTCAAATGCCTGTTGAATTAAGTAATTCTGCTGTTAATACAGTTGTTACAGGATTAAGTAATACAAATAATACTAATATACCATCTAGAGATATTCCACAAAACCAACAAGATTTTACACATGATCAACAAATACAACCTAATTACATTCCTGATGAAGAACCTAGAAATTATATCGAAGAAGAAGTAAATATGGAAGATATGATATTACAAAATAAGAAAAGAGAAGAAGAACAATCTAATATAGACCGTATTTATGATGAATTTCAATATCCTATTTTAGCAATGATTATATATTTTTCATTACAATTACCTTATTTAAATAAAGTTTTATTGAAATATTTACCATCATTGTTTACAAAAGATCATGAATTAAAGTTTACAGGATATTTGTTAAAAACAATTACATTTGGGTTGTTATTTTATGGTTCTATTTATTTCACGCGTTATTTAAGCGAATTAGAATAAATATATATTTTAAATATTTTTATAATATATATGGCTAGAACAAGAAAGAAACATATGTATAAGAGATATAGATATAGATATAGAGGAGGTGCTCCAAAGGCTAAAGCTAAAGCTAAATCAATGAAAAAAGATTTTAAAGATAAAAAAGCTGCTTTAGATAAAAAAGCAGATGCATTACAGGCAAAAATGGAAAAAAAAGCAGGAGAAATGGGAAAAAAAGCATTAAATATGGCAAAAGAAGGTAAGAAAAAATTATCTGCTGGTTTAGATAAGATACAAGGTAAATTAAGTGCAAAAAATCAACAAAGAATGCAAATGGCTAGAGATAAATTAAAAGGAGCAATGGCAATGATGATGCCTATAATACAACGCGTTGGTAAAACTGCTAGACCTTGGATTAAAGCATATATGAATATGATTAAAAAAATGATGACTATGTATGCTGCTGCTGTTGGTGCAATTGCTAGTAAAGCTATGGGTATGGGAAAAATGGCATATGGAAAAATGAGTGGTATGATGGGAAAATCTGGTTCTTCTGGAGCTATGCCTGGAATGGGTATGATGGGAAAATTACCGGGAATGGGTATGATGGGAAAATTACCGGGAATGGGAGCTATGATGGGAAATATGAGTAAAATGCCGGGAATGGGATCTATGATGGGAAATATGAAAAAAATGCCTGGTATGGATGCTATGATGGGAAATATGAATAAGATGATGGGACAAGTGCAAAATGCGTTACCATCTGCACCTCCAGCTAGTCAAGTTGATAGAAGTGGTAAATCATTTCAAAAAGTAGTTGAAGAAGATACTCAAGGTGGAAAGAAACCATTATTAGCAGGTGTAGATAAATCAAAAGGTGATGCAAAAAAACATTTTTCAACTATATTTGGTTATATAAAGAAAAGATTCAAAAATAAAAAAAATTATCTTGATCCAAATTTTAGAGTATCTTGGGAAGGTAAGAAAAAAAATCCACCATTAACTGGTCCTGAATATGTAGATAGAGCAAAAGAATATTTAGACCCTAAAAGTAAAGTATTTAATATTTCAGGTGATACTAAAATGTCAAAAACATTTGAAAAATCAGTTAATGATGATATATTAAAAGGAAAATTTCCCCTTCTAGAAGGTATTGATATTAATAAAAAACCAGCTAAAGGTAAAAGCGCAAAAATATTAGGATATATAAAGAAAAGGTTTATAAATAAAGCTAATTATGTTAATGCAAATTATAAAGTATCTTGGGAAGGTAAGAAAAAAAATCCACCATTGACTGGTCCTGAATATGTAGATAGAGCAAAAATATATTTAGATCCAAAAGGTGAACTATGGAAAATAGAAGAAGAAGATGTTAAAGCAGCAAAAGCTAAAAAAGGAGGAAGAAAAACTAGAAAATTTAGAAGACATTCGCACCGTAGAACACGTAAAAATTATTATTAATTAATAAATACATAATTATATGTTTGTATATTTATTAATATTATTACAAGTTATTATATTAATTTGTTTATATATTTATCACATTAATACTGACCTTGATAGCTTTGTATTCCTTATAACTAATACATTAAATCCTATATACAAATATTTTTCATTAATAGGAGATAAAATATATTATAATAATAATACTCTGGAAGAATCTAAAATTTTACAAAAAAATTGGAAAATGATTAGAGATGAAGCTTTATCTACATATAAAAATTTTTCTACTATAAAAGGTGACTTATTCTTTGAAGATGATGTAATAAAAGATGGTGATAAATGGAAAAAATTATATTTTAAATGGTATGGAGATATAGATGAAAAAGCTAGAAAAGTATGCCCAAAAACTAGTAAATTAATAGAATCGATGCCTAATATAAAATTAGCAATGATATCTGTATTATATCCCGGTGCTGAAATATTACCTCATACCGGACCATATAAAGGATGTTTAATACATCATTTGGGATTAAAAACACCAAATAATGATAAATGTTTTATATCAGTTGATAATAAAAAATACTATTGGAAAGATGGAGAAGGCATATTATTTGATGATACTAGATTACATTATGTAAAAAATAATACAGATGAAATACGAATTATATTATTATGTGGTATAGTAAGACCAATGTCTTTTATAGGAGATACATTAAATAAAATAATGTTAAGTATTTATGGTCCTATTACAGGTAAAGATAGAAAGAATTAATTAAATTTAAAAACCATTTTTTTTCTATCTTTAAATGATTTTTCTTTAGAACGCTTACTTAAAAATTTAAAATATCGTTTAGATAATTGGTAACGTTTATATACATTTTTTGCTTTTTTATATCTTGTCTTTTTGTATTTATTCATTGCTTCTAATCTTACTTTCATTATCATCCCAACTTGCCATATTCTCTTATGTGGATATTTTTTTGTTTTAAATAATCTTTCTAATTTTTTTATTGTATCTTTTACATCTTTTACTGTAGTATATTTAATTGATATTGTATCATTTGGATTTTTATCTATATAGACATCAAATGATTTTTTGGGATTATTAGGATTATATAGAAATTGTTTCTTATTTCTTTTCTTACGCGTTCTTTTCTTGCGACCAGCGCCCTCCCTTGCTTGAATTTGCTTGACCGGTTTAAACCCTTTGGTACATAGTTGCTCTGCTGGTATCGTAAATTCGCCGAACTCAGGACGAGATTCATCATACAATATTAAATTAGGGTCGTATCTATTACTATCAAGCATCTCTCGAATTTCCCATTCCCTTTTACCATGTAATACATCCCACCACCCCGTAATATTCATATCTTCTCTGAACCTTACGCCATCACGGTACCAGCAATCATAGTAGTAACCAATATTATCTTTGTTGATGTCTGTGTCTCTTCTCCTCCAACCACCTCTTTTCTTACGCGTCTTTTTTTTGCGTTTTCCTCCTTTTGATGATAAGAAAGGAAGAGAGATAGAGAAGCCATCTGTTCTATCCTCATTAAAATCATCATTATCTCTAGGATCAACTATAAACTTTCTTAACGGATGAGGTTCGCCATATATAGATTTTCTTTTAGGTTTATTAGAAAGAACAAAATTCATATTATCACCATCGTTTTGGATAAACCAGTTTAAAAACCCACTTTTTTTCTTACGCGTCCTTTTTTTACGACGCCCGCCTCTTCTAGTAAGGTTTTCTTCTCTTCTCTCTCTTTGTCTTCTTCCATAATCAACCAACGGATCTGGAATTCTAGGAGTGACTTGTCTACGTCTATTTCTCCTTCTAGTATATGCTCTATAACCTTGTTGAAGCCAAGTTCTAGGTCTTCGTGTAAGATTACGAAATCTTCTAGTTAAATTGTTTCTTATTCTTTGTCTCCTTGAACCAACCTCAATTGGTTGAACAAATTCTGGTTCACCTGTTTCCATATTTGTTCTACACATAGGACATTTATTATTATGGGTTGCCTGAACATAATCTTCAATACATTTTAAATGATATAAATGATCACATTTTGTAATCTCAAAATCATCGGTTTCTTCAAATTCATCCAAACATATAGAACAAATAGGATTATTAGCTATTAATCTTTTTATTTCATTTTGTCTTTCAATAGGTAATCTTTGAAATTCTAGCTTTTTGGCTTCTTTTCGTTCTTTTTCATTCATTTTATCAAATACTTGCTTTTTTAATAATAAATAATGATCTTGATGAGTGTTCTTTGCCAATTCAAGTAATGTATCGCCTTTTGTAGTTCCCTCATACCAATGTCTAGGTGGATCAAATTTATCAGTGTATTCTATAAAAATTGAATTAAATTCTTGAACTGATTTTCTCCATATTTTTTCTTTGATAAAAAAATTAATATGATACGAACTTCTTAAATCTGCATTATAAAATAAATGTATTAATCTTTCTGCTCCACTCCATAATGGTTTGTTATTCTTTCCTTTATCAAGATACCAAGGTATTTTTTTTTCCTTTTTATTCATAATTAATATATATAGATATTAAATTATGAATTCATATCACTATCCATTTCACCGTAATCATCATCATCAGGCATTTCTATTTCACCATAAACATCATTACTAATTCTATCTTCAATTTCTTGATTTATCAACATAGAATCTTTATCATATACATTTAAAAGCATTTTTGTAACATCATCCATTTCTCCCATTTGAGATTCTAATAACGCATCTTTTCTTATTTGGTCAATTTCTTCTTGATATTGAGTATCGCTAAATTTATAAATACCACTAGATAATCCTTTTGACCAATCACCTAATTTGTGTTTTTGTTGTAATTTACGAACAGCTCTGCTTTCAGTAGATAAACTTTGATAATTTGTAGTAATTTTTCGTCTTTCTTTTTCTTTAGATTTTGCAACAGAATCTCTAATATGTTGATTATTAATATTGATAAACTTTTTGTTATTATATAAAATATTTAAATATTCATTAACGATTGTAGAAGAAACACCATACAAATGTTCTCGTTTATGTATTGTTTGAATATCATCATTATCGGGAATAATAATATCTACAACATCAAAGTGTAATTTTAATAAAGATAAAAATAAATATTTACTAGATTCTAATAATATTTCACCAGAAACAACATTATCTAATGATTCAACTCTAGAAGCAAATGGTAACAATTTTAATAATAATAGTATATTAACAGAATCTTTCATAACATATTCTAAAATGTTATTAATTTCTTGATTATCAAATAATTTATTTAAATTATCTAATTCACTAGATACAATATTAAGATAATGTCTATTCCATTGACTAAATTTTTTATTATTTTTAATAAATGGAATATTTTTTTCATCATTATCGTTATTATAATATTTTTTATTTATAATTATATTTGGAAAAACTTTTGATATATTGTAACCAGATTGTATTAAAAATTGATGTGCAAAATAACTAGTTTCATCATTAGAATTCATATATAATTCAGTTCCTCTTTTATTAAAAATTTCAATATTATTTATAAATTCAATTAGTTTATTATTATTTGAAATATTATATATTTTATTACCAATAAAATTTGTCATACTAGTATTTGTTTCTTTTAAAAAGCCTAAAAATAATGAATAATCATCAAATGAACCACTAAATTCTAATTCAAATCCATCAAATAATCCTTTTAAGTTTTCATTATTTATAAATTCAATAAATGTTGGCGAATAAGATTGTAATAATTTTACTTCATCAATCGTTTTTTCAAACAACCTGAATGGACTGATTTGTTGATATGTCTCATCTAATATTATTAAATTTTCTTTTGAAACATATTGTAACAATTTTATCATATTATCTTCAGTAAAATTAAATTTTTCTTCTTTTAATATTTTTATTTTTTCTTCTATTGAGTGATAATTTTTATATTTACTTTCATTTTTGTTTAATCCAGTAATTTGTTTCAATTCATCTGATAATTCAATACCACTATTAAAATAACAATATTTAATAAATGTTAGATATATAGTTGTTTCAGAAAAATTAGAATGAATAGCAGGTATTTTTAATTTTACATCATAATTACTGTGTAAATATTTTGGCAAAATAAGATTTTTATAATCATTAAATATTGATTCTATTTTTAATGTATTATTATTATATTGACCAATAACAGGTCTTAATTTTTTAAAATATTCATATGTATTATTATTTTCATCATTACTACAACAAGCATTCTCCAAAAAAGGCACATTAATCGAATCTTTTAATATCATATCTTGTTTATCAATAATATTTTGGATAGTTTCTTGAAATGCTAATGAAATACTAGTTAAATTACCAAATAATTCATATAATTTTTCTAACCTAAAATTTCTATTTATTATTGTATTAATGTTTGTAGATAAACTAGTTTTATTAACATTAAATTTATTTAAGGGAGGTAAAAAAGTATTCCAGTGTTTAACGTTGACACTATAATCAATATCTAAATGATTTTTATTTTGTTTTAACCATCTTTGTTTTTCTTTAATTAAAATTTGAACATCATATAGTGGCAAAATAAATTCAGATAAATAAAATTTAAATTTTTTAATTAATTTAACAGTATTTTCTTGATTTAGTTTGTTATCATTTTTTACACTATTTGGAAATACAGACCAAGGTAAACTTGTTTTTTTTTGAGAAATAATAGAACAAGAGATATAATTTAATATTTCATCATTACCACCACTTTCAAATGGATATCCCTTAAAACTTTCAACACAATTTTTAACAAATTTACCATAGGTTATATGCGGTATATGACATTGAATCATTAATATATACATTGATATACAAATATTCATAAATGTATCATAGTAATATGTTTTGTATGGTCTAGAATATTGTTTATTTTTAATTTTTTTAATTTTTTCTTCTTGTGCTAGTTTTGTATATTCTTTTGGCGAATATATATTATTATTCATTATTTTTTCAATAATATCAATAGAAAAATCATATAATTTTTTTGTACTAATACCTAATGTTTTATCCATACTTTTAAAAATACCATTTGATAATTTTGGTATTCTAGATTTATATTTGAACGATTCATCAACTGAACCCAAATTATTATTTAAATTAATATATTCTTCCATTTCTTCTTTTATATCATCTTCAATATCTTTATCTACATCTTTTAATATCTCTCTACTAATTATTTTTTTACCTGATTTTTCATATCCTTCTTCTGTATTAAATTTAATATTTTGAATAAAATATCCACTATGTTTATCTACTATAGATGCACCATCGTCAGAATCAGTTCCCCTATCTTTAATTATATCAGCCAATACTGTATTATATGTTCCATTTAAAAATGCTACAGATAGTTCATAAAAAAATGTAGGAACCAGTTTTGTATTTGTTAATTTACAATAATACCAATATTTATCTTCTTCTTCATAATTTACTCTACAATGTTGATCACAAAATTTTATAATATCATTATGTTTTTTTATAATATCAGATTGAGTAACAATATGTTCAAATAAAGACAATTTTGGAGAAACTTCTATTTCTATATCATCATAATTAATCATATTAATTTTTTGAATATCATATTTTAATTTATCATCAATAATAAAGCGTTTTTTCATAATAATATATTTAATTTGTTCCATTAATAATAGCTTTAATTTTCTTTTTTGCTTTCCAATTGCATCGGATAATTCATTATCTATATTTTCTATTAAATTCATAATAGCTTTATTTTCAATATTTTCTTTATGATCGTCTATATCTACACATTGTTCATCTTTATTTAATATATTACTATTTATTCTCATACATCTAGATTGTAAATTACAAAACGGTATATCTTCTATGTATTTATCATTAAATTGGTCTTGTAATATCCATTTATTTTTCACTCTTTTATAATATCTATATTCATAATCACCTTTATCCAGAACTGCATAATCACCATTTTCTATTTTTTTATAACCATTTATCATAGATTCTGCCTCTCTTTCTGCTTTATTATCATTTAATCCTACCTTATCTTTTAAATGTTTTTTTAATGCAGATTTTTTTTCAAAATCATTAGGTAAAAATTTAATATGTTCTAATTCGCTATATATATCATAACGTGTATCATCGAATTTTTTATCAAATCTAATATCTGTTTTGTTATTATCATTTTTAATTTCATCAATATCTTTAAATTTTTTTGCCAATATCCAATTTTTATCATCACAATCATCCTCTTTTTCCTTCTTATTCTCATTTTTTTCTACATTATCTAATTCATCTTTTAAATTATCAATTTTATTATCTATATCTACTGGTTGAATATTATATATTTCAGATAATGACAATGCTAATGAAAAAATATATGAATTATCTAGTTCATTAATAGTTTTTAAATATTCAGTGTTATCATAATTATCTTGTAATTCATAAACTTTTTTATCTATATTTTTTAATGTGCTTAACTGATTTAATTCATCTGGATCTATATCTTTATCTTTTTCAAACTTATCTAATAGTTTATCAAAAAAATTAAAAAATGTTGATTGTAAATTATAACTTTTTAATTCTTCGTCGTAATATGTTTTTTCACAATTTAAATTATGTAATATACTATTTCTTAAATACCAATTTATATTCTCTTGAACATATTTATTTATATTGTTATAAGCACTAAAAGTTATATTATTATGTTCTATGTAATATGGATATAGGACTTCAACAACAAAATCATAATATGATAATGGATATTTAATATTACTATATTTATTATTATAATATTGACTTATTGTTTTTATAAATGTATTTTTTATACTATCATTATCATCGGTAATATTAAAATTAATAGAAATATTTCTTTTATTATACCATTTTTTAATCAAAGTTCTTGAATTATTAGATAATAATATATTTTTATGTTTGGTTATTTTTTTGTTTTTCATAGTAGAAGAATCAATATATCTTTTTATAATGGTAGATGTTTTTGGAATTGAATATTCTAGAAAATCATTATAATTATCATTATGATCGTCTATCAATTTATCATTGAAATTTCTAGATTCAATAAATGAATAATGACTCATAGTATTAATATTTTGATTTGGTGATAATCTAAAATTTGCATTTTCAATAAATTCATTATTAGGTATTTCTTTATTTTTATTGAAATATCTCTCATATATTAACGGATTTTGAATATAACCTGATTTCAACATAATACTACTAGATTTTAAAAAAGCCTTTGAATATTCTATTATAGATCTAGGTAATGTAACAAATCCTGTTATACATAATGTATCATCATCATTAATTTTTCTTTTAACTATTTTTGATGATTTTTTTATTCCTATTTTATTTAAATAAGTTAAACTATTTATACAATTATGATTATTAAATCGATTAGTGGTAGGAAATTCAGTAGTTTTTGCATCACCTTTAATGATAGACGATTCAAAATTATTAAAATTATTTATTACAGAAAATATTATGTTATTTGTTTTTTTTTCTATAATGACATTATTTTTATCAATATTGTTATTAAATCTAGGTTCTGTAATATTAGAAATGTAGTATTTGTAAGGATTAGAATCAGTTGGTAATTTATTTTTACTATATTCATCATGTTTTGAAATGATATTATTGATAATATCATCAGTACAACTAACTTCTATATCTTTATTTAAATATTGCAATGCATCTTCACTTACTTCAGGACACATCCCTTTTATGTCATAAATTTCTAATTTTGATTTTATTACTGGAATAATATATGGTATGTTATGTTTGAACTCATTTAATTTAAGTTTTAATGGCTTATAATTATGATTAAAAGTTTTAATACCAGATATATTATTACTTTCATTAAATAATGAATATAATTCTCTTAATTCAACATATCTTACTATCCATTTATTTATTTGCTTAATTTTTTTAGGTGTTCTTTCTTTAGTGATGAACTTTGATAATTCTTTATTTAAAATATCAGCAGTTTGATTTTCTATAGAATATAATTGTTCATCTTCTTGTAATATTCTATATTCTATTTCATCTCCCTGTGTTAATTCATTACGCTTTTCCTCATCTATTAAATCCGTATTAAAAAATATATCTAAATCAAAATCATCATTTGATACCAACTCATTTGATTCATACATTGCTAATTTTTCTTGTAATTTTTCATTATCTTCTTTTTCTTTTAATATTTTATCTTCAGGCGATGTCCAGGATTTAATTGAAATAATTTTATATATTTTACCTTCTTCATCGGTTAATTTTAAAGGAACACCTTTATATTCAAAATCAATATATATAGGTTCTTGTTCTTTTCCATACTCTTTAAATTCTATTTGATCTTCTTTTATATTTGATATCATACCTTGTAATACATAGTCAACTGGACCAGAAATTGTAAAACTCCACCAAGTATTTACCTTAAATCCTACTAAATTACAATAACCTAGTTCTTCAGGAGTGTAGATTATATCAACACTATCTATTGAATCATTTACAAATTTATTATTATTTATTTTTAATTCAATAGTTTCATTATTTTCATCTATTAATTTCATTAAATCATCATCTAAATAATCAATCATCCATATTTTATCATAAAAATTAGTATCCGTTGGTGCATTTATTCTTATAAACATTCCTAGTTTAAATTCATATTCATCCACCTGTTCTTCTTTATTTTCCTTTGACATTGTGTACTTATATTTATAAAAGATATTTATTCATAAATATGTATTTTATTAATTTATAAAAACAATTTAAAATTATATCAGCTTATAATTTTAGATATGCGTATAAATTATAATCTTAATACATCTTTTAATCTAGAAGAATTATATAAAGAAACACAACATAATAAAATAAAAATAATTAATCAACCACCTTTTAAAATACTACGTTATAAAAAAGAAAATATTGATGATTCCGATTTTGAAAAAGATTACAGATTGTTAAGAAGTGTCACTATCGATGAATATGGAAAAATTGTTTGTTTTTCACCTGTTAAATCTATGTCTTATCAATCTTATTTAGATATTTATCATAGTAAAGATAGTGAAACAAAAACAAATAAATACTATATTGAACCATTTTATGAAGGCACTATGGTAAATCTTTTTTTCGATATTTGTAAAAATGATTGGGAAGTATCAACAAGAAGTGTTGTTGGAGCTAAATGTTCATTTCGATACGATATGCCCGATAATAAAACATTTCGATATATGTTTTTAGATACTTGCAATAAAATGAATATTTCATTTGATAAATTTGAAAAAAATAAAGTATATAGTTTTGTATTACAACATCCAAATAATAAAATTGTATCAACTATTACAGAACAAAAATTAATACTTACAAATGTATTTGAAATTAATAATAATATAGTATCCGAATTAGAAAGAGAAGAAATATATGATTTTGATTATGGTGTAAAACCTATATTAAAAAATGTATCTGTAATGGAAATGGAAGAAAAAATTAATAAATTAACTAATAAATCATTAGACTATAATATTATGGGATATGTCATTCATATGTATCAACCTAATAATAAAATGAGAATAAAATGGAGAAATCCTAATTATGAAAATATTAAACGATTAAAAGGAAATAATCCAAAGTTACAATATCAATATTTACATTTAAGACAAATGAATGCAATTCAAGAATATTTAAAACATTTTCCTGAACATAAAAATGAATTTAATAATTTTAGAAATGATGTTCATTTTTATACTAAAAATTTATATAAATACTATATTTCTTGTTATATTAAAAAAGAGAAACCAGTTAAAGATTTTCCATATGAATATAAAACACATATGTATCACTTACATCATAAATATATACACGAATTAAGAGATATGAATAAATATATTTCATTTAAAGAAGTAATAAATTATGTAAATAATCTAGAACCACCTAGATTGATGCACGTAATAAACCATCAAATAAAAAATAAATAAATAAATAAA